TTTCTATTTTTGATTTTAATTTACCGAATTTCATAATCTTTTTTATTATAAATATCAATCTCTTAATAATTTGCTCAATTCACTTTCAATTGACCCTAAAGAATTTTTACCTTTAGATAAGTCAATGTACTTATCACCATAAATATCATCACTTTCAAGTAAGATATTTAAATTATCATTTTTCTTTCCTTCAGGTAATGTTTCTTCTTCTGCCGGTGCAGGAGGTGCTCCCGGTGCTTCAGGTGCCCCACCTATTTCACCTCCACCACCTAATGGTGGTGGTTCTGGTGCTGGTGAAGATTCTCCACCTCCACCACCAAAGTCAGGTAATGATCCTCCAAATGAAGAACCACCACCTCCTCCGCCTGAAGGAGCCGCTCCTCCTGCTGGTGGATTTTCTGTGGATCCTGATTTACTTTTATATAATCTATCAACAACATCAAACATACCTGTATGTGTGATAACTGTTGCGGTATTTGCTAATTCAGCAGCAACCGCTCTTTCTAATCTTTGTTGTTGGGTATCTAATTTAATATCTTCATCTGAGAACCCAAAAATATGTTTCTTAGCCCAAGTTGCGGATGTAGGTGCCAATGAATTAGGTATTTCAGAAACTAAATCTTTGTATAGTAATACTTTTTCTTTCCATACATCAATCATTAATAAATCCGCTTGTTTTGATGGATTAGTTAATCCTAACGTGAAGTTTTGTAACTCATCTTCAAATCCTAAAATAAACAAATGGATAATTGCAATTTTATTCATCTCTGAAATCATTGCTTTTTGTATTTTGTTAATAGTTCTTGCAAAACGAATATCCTGTAGAGATAAATTTTTACCATCACCAACAACTTCTTCAAACCCTAAATAAGCTTTTGGTACACGTAATGCGGTTACCAATTTCTTTTGGATATATTCAATATCCGCAATTTCAGATAAATTTTGTGCTCCTGGTAATGTCTCAATTGGCATTGTTTGTGTTACATCACGTACGGGTACAAAATAATCTTGATCAACCGCCATCTGATTAAAACGTAAATCAACATTACCTGTTTTATTATCCACAACTTGATCTCTCTTAAATTTGTTTGCGACACGTTGTACATATGGTTCAACATCTTTATCATCCATATTACCAACAAATACTTTAAATACCCTTCTCTCAGGCGCTCTTGAAGTTCTATAAATTAACATTGCGTCTTCTGACAATAATAATTGCTTCCAAATTCTTCTTGCTTTTTCCAACATAGAAGTACCATAAGGAAGTTTTCTATCATCTCCAAGTAATCTAAAGTGTGCAACCTCCCAACTGTTAAATTCCATATCTTTTATTTTCCAATGGAATCTTAAACCTTTTTGTTTTGGGTCCACTTCGGCATTTATTGATTTTGCTGCCATACCACGTTCTAAACGTTCAATCTCAATGTTTGGTAATTGCATACACCCAACAATACCCTTTTCCGGATCTAATTTTAAGTACACAAAATTATCTCCATATTTACAAGTATTTCTTGTCCACATTTGTAAGTTTGTGTTAATATCTAACACATTATTAAACAAATCTGTTAATATACCTTTTACTCTTTTTGATTCTGAGTAAATTTGTAAAATATATCCATCTTGATTTGGTGTGGTAGATTCTTCAGCGTATATGTCTAACGCCGTTGAAATTTCAGGAGTAAACTCCATTGATTCGTAATCATAAAATGCCGCTAATCTTGTTGGTTCATAATAAACCGCCTGAGTATAAAGATTATTCTCAATTTTAGTCCATTGACCGGCCAAATATAAAGATTGTTGGGCCTGTAGTTTTTCTCTTTCATATTCTTGTTTATTTGGAGTTTTTAGTAACTCCTTTTTATCCAAAGAATATGTTGGTAAATCTTGATTCAATAAGGAATTAGGTCCAAATGTTTTTGATAACCTTTGCCAAATTGTTAGATTTTGATTATTATTTTCCATATTAAAAAATTAAGTATAACAATAAATATATAAATAGTTTAATATCTTATATCGTAGATACAGATATTCCCCATTTAGTTGATAGATATTTATTTGTATTATTTAATTCGGAGGTTGATAAGGCCCTACTATAAACTAAAACATCAAATAAGAATCCATTGTAATAAAACTGAGGGGATCCTGATGGTGATCCAGTATAAGAAACCCCCAAGAATAAATAATTAACTAATGATGATGTTGTTGTACCGACATTTGAGACAAATCCTAATGATTGTAATGTACCATTCACATATAATTTTAATTTATCACTATTTGTTGATCCACTTCCGTTAAAAACTAAATTGATTATGTTTGGATTTAAATTAATCGTTCCTCCCGTAGCGTAACCACCGGCAATTGCGAGATTATAGGTTCCACCACTTTGTCTAATATATGATGCATCTAAACCTGTATTGCCATCTTCACCTGCTTGTATATATTGTTGTGTTGTTCCCGTATTTAATGTTTTTGCTACTAATATTATTGTTTGTCCAGATTTAGAAGATAAATCTGTTAATGGGTTAACACTTAAACCATCACTTGTTCCATTAAAATAAACCCCACCTAAACCATTTTGAACATTGCTCCACCATTCAGGGGCGGGTCCTGCACCACCCCCTATTGGGTTGGCATTATGAGCACTTGCTGAGGAATCACTCCACTGAGTAAATGTATCTCCACTTGCTGGTGTTGGGTTAAATTGATTTGATGTTTGACCTTGATAATAAATCTCAAGTGTTGGGTCAGAAGGAACAATAACCTGAGTTGGGGTTGGAGTATTTGTTGGTGTTTTTGTTATTGTATTAGTTGGGGTTATTGTGTTAGTTGGGGTTATCGTGTTGGTTGGTGTAACGGTTGGGGTTATTGTGTTAGTTGGGGTTATCGTGTTGGTTGGTGTAACGGTTGGAGTAATTGTGTTAGTTGGTGTTGATGTTGGTGGTATATCTGTTGGTGTTGGTGTATTAGTTGGTGTTGGCGTATTAGTTGAGGTAATTGTTGGGGTTAGAGTTATAGTATTAGTTGGGGTTGGGGTTGGAGTTTGTGTTGGACACAAAGATTGTGACTCAGCATACGCATCTCCATCTCCATTACCAATAATTCTATAAATTATATCACTACTTGTTATTGCTCTAACATAGAATGTGGTTGCTGTGGTTGATAATAAAGTTTGTAATTCACTAATAGTCCAAGGATTTGTTGCGTTAGGATCTTGATAAAGAATTTGACCAACATTTAAACCATTTTGACCATATATTAAATCTGTTGATGGAGATCCATAACAAGTATCTGTTGATCCGGTTGATATGTAATAATATGCTCCGTCTAATGGATCTGATACCGTTGGTGTAGGTGTCATAGTTGTGGTAGGGGTATTAGTTGGGGTCTCGGTTATTGTTGGTGTAGGAGTAGGAGTATTAGTTGGGGTCTCGGTTATTGTTGGTGTAGGAGTCGGTGTTACCGGCACATAAGGCGAAAAATCCACATTTACAGGACAAACACAAGGTGAGGTATTTACACTATAAACTGTAAATCCTGTCACAGTTTCACCGGTTAGTAATATGGGAGCCAAATTAAATTGATGTTGATGCTGCCCTGTTAAAATTTGTTCTGTTCCGGTGTACACAGTTCCCAAACTACCATATGCGGTTCCTGATACAGTATAATCGCATAACGATATTGCCGGATTTGTAAAATCAGATTGGTTCCATAGGGTTAATTTAAACTTTGTGTTTTCACTTAACCCCACTTCTAAATATTGTTGTGTTATAGGGCAAGTTGTTGTAGGTGTTGGGGTAATAGTATTAGTTGGTGTGTTAGTTGGATCCGGTTCTCTAGTTAAACTTGGTGTTGGCGTTACAGTTGGCGTATTAGTTGGGGTTGGAGAAACTGTTGTGGTTGTGGTAGTAGTTGGTGTTATTGTGGTAGTTGTGGTAGTTGGGGATTCTCTATGTTCGTTAGGTAAAGATCCTATTTTACTGGCAAAATCAGGGTCAAACACTTTGACGGTCAATATATCCTGACCCTCAACAATCAATCTTGATCCTGCAAATATTTTTCCTGATCTTTTTCTTAAACTTAATCCCATTTTATTTTAATAATAAATATTATCTACCACCAAATAACCAACCATATTTGGCATAATCATTTCTACTTGGTGCACTACTGTCTCTTCTTGAATCATAACTTAAATTAGGCATAACAGGATTAAAACTAATAATATCTTTAACTGATTCATTATTGGTTACGGTCCAAGATTCAATCATTGATTTTGTATGTTCTGTAACCTTTTCCAAACTTGAGAATGATGATTCCCCCACATACAACGCCATAGCAATAGACATAATTAAATCATCGTGATGACCCTTTTGGTGATCGGGTCTACCGTTTATATAAACGAATGTATTCATCTCATTATACAATCTAGAACTATACATTCTAAACCCGTGTCTCATTCCTTCCTCAAATGCCGCAATAATTTGTACTCTTTTAGAGTTAAAATTAATACCCGGTATTTTATCTACCGTTCTTGATGCCGACCTCCATATATTATTTTGATCAACCCCATCAATATACAAATTC